CCTGCACCAGCCATTAATAATCTAAATGAGGGTTACCACTTGGTAAATTTGTGATTCCCATAGAAGGTTGTGGAGGTGTATAACTACTTTTAACTTCATCCATATCAAGCCCAAAAGAAGTTCCTGTGTCATAATCTTTTTGAGCATTATAATTCATTATAAAATCAGCATTGGCAATATTTTGAGGATTAATATCATTAGTACGATCTAACATGCTACTTGGTTGACCGTGCCCACCGAAAAAAGTTTCATCAATTCCGTGAATGGCTGGATGAAAAGCTGCTTTACCAGAAAAATGTCTATTATACATGTAATTTTTTCCTGGATCATACTTGTTTGCCATTTGCATATTAAAGGGTTGTTTTGTTTCTCCAGCGTAGGGATAAGGTGAACTTTCAATTAAAAATGGATATCTGTGAGCAGCTCCATGTAAACCTTCGTGGCCTATGGTATTAGCTACAGTCGCCTTGTCCGATGCGTAGTATGGATCAAGTTGTATTGTTCCTAAAGGATTACCATCATACCCTGTTCTAAATAAACCAGCAGCGTCACCATCATAATCTTGAATGTCTTCTACGGTAGCTCCAGAATCAATGTATTCACGTAAATAATCTAAAGAAATTTGAGGATAATTTCTCATTGGAAAAAATCCTTTACCTAATGCTAACTCAGGACTATCAGTTATTTTTGCAAGATAATCCATCATAGGTATGTCTTCATCATATTTAGGTCCCGTACTAAAATTAACTGTTTCACTTGGATCATCAGTTTTGTACATACGATTAACAAAATCTATGTCGTCTTGAGTAATGTCTCCCATATTTTCTTTATCATATGCGTCTTGAAAATATTGAAGAGCTTCTTTTTTAGTTAATTCTGCACCAACATAAGGATTAGGAGCATCAACTTGATTAGCTGGAATAAAACCCATGTGATTTGGGTTTAGACCAGGTAAGTAATTTGGATCATCAAAAACAGGAAAGTTACTAGAATCTAGTACTTGATCTTCACTTAAGTAATTAAAGTAAGAAGGTATAAAACCATAAGGTGCTTTTAAATCACTTAAATAATCATAAATTTCCTCTAAACCTTCGGTGTTTAAAAGAGTTTGATTTAAATCTTCTACATTAACAGGAGCAGGATACGCTGATAAAAATTTATCTCTTCTTTTCCCAGGACCCTGAGCTTCATAAGTGTGACCAAACCCTTCGCCCATAGTTATTTACAGTTCTGCATTTGTTCTGCCATCTCGCTCGCGCGCGCTGGTGTCTGTTTACTCCATCTCGAGTCGAGCATCTGGACGTGCGCTTCAAAATAATTGGGTGGATCCTCTTGAAGCGCTGCCCACATTTTTCGGAACTTGGAAACTCCTGTCCCCCCAAGCTGAAAAATCATTTCACAAATTATAGTTTTTGCATCATCACTAATTTTTAAATTAGAACACATGTCATGTGTTTGATCAATTGCTGATTGTAAATCTTTTTCTAGTATGTCTTCTAAATATTCTTTGTCATATTTTTTACCGTCTTCCCAATGGTCTTCCACACATAGATGGCCGTAGCCCACGGTTCTTTTATTTAGGGTATCTAAATAAACGGTATCTCGAAATCCTTCGTGTTTTTTAACTGACTCTAAAAGTTTATCGTAATTCATTATCTATCTAATTTGCTATTCATATTTTTAAGTTCGGTTTCTATAACTGCAATGCGTACTTCAATTTTTGTAAACATCATTAAAGCTTCTTCCATACGATCCATGTCTTTTTCCATGGCTAATACTTTTTGATTTGTCATTCCCCACATAACTCCTAAGGTTAATAAACCACCTATAACCGCAATGTAGTCTTTCATGTTCATGACATCATTCCTTTCTTAGCAAATGGATTATCATTTATTTGTTTTTGTGGTTTTGTAAACTTTCCATCATTACCCATAACTGGATTTAATTCAACAGCACCACCTTGATTCATGCTGTATTGATTAGCAAGTGCTTGGTCCGTGTTGCCAGTATACAAGGACGCAGCTGCGTTTGAATTCATAACGTTGCTTCCTGTTATAGATGATCCAGTGCTTCCCCCGCCACCTGTGTAAGCAGCGGTGCCATCTTGATACGTGTTTTGTTCTGGTGTTATGGATTCTTTTATTGTTTCTGTTACAGGTTGTCTAAGAGGTGCAGGTATTGCATCTACAGCATTTCCTACGCCTTGTAGTATACCTGGTATAGCCTCACTAACACCTTGTTGCATATCTTTCATTGCATTGTTATTTAAATTCATCATGTTTCTTTTACGGTTAGCTGATTCCATGTCTTTTACTGTAGCATACCATTCTTCATATTCATCTGGCATTTCTTGAATTAATCTTTCCAAGTTTCTTGTTCGAAGAACTAAAGGTAATGTATCATCCATAGCGTTTTTCCAGTTACGCATACGAATACGGTTTGTTACAATTTTACCTAGATAACGAAAGCCAAAGAAAGGTGCCACCGCTAAAATAGGTGCCACTGCTCCTGCTGCTGTGGATGTACCGTAAGCAGTTAACATACCTGCAGCTGGTGAACTAGACTTCATTGCACCTACAGGTCCTTGAAGGACAGTTGAACGTGCAAGGAATGTACTTTGATTAGGCATACCATATTTAAAGATACGGTCTAATACTAAATTTAAATCTTCAAAATCTTTATACGTAGGAAGACTACTTGTTACAGCTTTTACTTCTGACCTTGGAATATTACTTGGAATCTTGCCCCATAAATCTTCATACCAATTTTCCCATCTATTTTTTGCTCCATTAAATATTTTATATTCAGGAATAGTTGGGCCAGGTAAAGCTTTTTTAAATAACTCTTGAATAGGAGATCCACTTTTACCAATACCCATACCAGCTGCTAATAAATCTGGATTTATATATTGAATACCTTCTACGTCAGACACAGATTTTTTTATAATATTTGTTATGTAATGACCTAAACCAGAATTGTATGCTTGTTCTCCTACAATATTTTTTAAAGCTAAAAGATTATCTGGAACAAATGCACCAGTGTCAGTTGACTTGGCTAAAACATTCCATAAATTTTTACTAGCATTAGCTGGGCTTTCCCCTACTGCTACATTAAAACCAAAACGTTTTACATTTGCTAAATTTTTTCCGACATTTGTACCAAACAAAAGCATACCATTTGATAGGAACTGCTCATACTCTGCCCAAAGTTTTGATACATTAGCATAAGGTGTTTTTGATAGGCTACCTACATCTGTTTCAAATGCTTTGTATAATAAATTAATATCATCACCCATGGTTCCTATGTCAGGACTCTTTGCCCAATTTTGATAGTTACTATCTAATGTTTTTTTCAGTGCATACATGTCACCAATTTTTATTTTATTTTGTGCTAATAATTGTGTGCCTGGGACAAAGTTTTCTGGTGCTTGTAAAACTTCTTTGTTTAAAAATCTAGCAAACGCTCCATACTTTCTTTGTTCATCCATTCCCATTTTACTATAACGAAATAAAATTTCTTTAGCTGTGTTAACTGATTGAGTTTTATCTACAATAGCACCTGCACTTTTTGCTGCTTGTAGAATTTCTTTATCGTATTTAACTGCTTGTTCTCTAAATCCTTTAGCTGTTTTTCCTGCTAACTTAATATAATCAACACCCATGTCAGCTGTCGTAATGTAAGGAGCAAATCTTCCAAGCATTTCCATTGCTCTTACTTTTTGAGCTTCACCGGCTACTTGTATGCCGGCTCTAATAGGACCACCAAATGCAGGTACACGTTGAAACGCATTTACAAACGCTCCAATGTACGGACGACCAGCTACGGAGAAACGAGGAAGGGTAGTTCCAGCTATTTCATCTAACGGTGTATCACCTGGAACAAAAGATTTGCTTTTATTATTTGCAGGGCCTAACCAATTAAATGCTTTACTGTTTATGATATGACTAAATGCTTTACCAATAACTGGTATGTTCATTTGTACTTCTTCTTTAGCAGGAATAGATTTTATATTTCCAAATGGAAGTATTGCACGTCCACCAGCACCAACTACCATGGGATCTTTAGGATCAAATTTCATTAAACGTTGTTCAGCTGATACAATTTCTTGTGGTGTCGGAGAACCAAAATCTTTAAACATTTCTTTAGCTATTGGATCTTCCATTTCTTTACCAAAAACTTTTGAAGATGGAGAAACAGCTTTTAAACCAGCCAAAGCACCACCCATTGCTTTTAAGCCTAAATACAAAGGACGTATACCAAAGAAAGCAGTACTAATTCCTGCATCAAATAATCCCTCATCAATAGCTGCTTGTGTTCTTTCTCCTAACTTAGGTCTATTAATTCCTTCTGCACCAAATGTTAAAGCACGCGGTGCTTGGGCTAATAGCATATCAATAGGTCTTAAAGCTTTATCTAAAAGCGTATTCATTTCTGCATCTACAGCGCCACTTCTTTCCTCAGGTTCCATTGCAAGATATGCTTTTGCTTTTCCTGCACGGTCCATTGTATCAAGCACTGCTTCATAACCAAAGTCAGCTGCAGCTACAGCTGCACCTCCATATATAATACTACTTAATGCACGTGTTGCCCATCCACCTTTACCTTTGACAAAACCTTTAGCCATGCCTTCAGCTACTTTTTTAACTAAACCAAATCCAGGTTTAGTCATGTTAAATCCTTTAA